CTCCAGCAGGGAGAAGGCGAACCGGAAATACTCGCGGTCGTAGCCACCGGGAGGAGTTGGCAGGTTGATAATCATCTGCCGCCGCCTCCAATCATCTCCAGCCGCATCTCACCGATGGACCACTCGCCGTCCTCGGTCGCAGCGATCTTTACGCGGAAGTCGCGACCAGTGACGCGCATGTCTGTGTAGCCAGATGCGCGCGGGTTGTACGGGCCGCTCGTCGTTTCAGCCGCTTCTGGAGTGAAGGATGAGAAGAAGGTCAACTGCGTGCTGTCATAGCCATAGCCACTGTCAGTGATCGCCTGCCTGACGTGCGAAATAGAATTGCCGTTCTGGATGTTCAGCGATCCGGTCTCAGCAAATCTGCCAGTGGTGATCGGCGTGCCTGCTGCCGTCCAGCCGTTTTCCTGCTGGAAGATGTCGTTCACCTCATCCGCCGCCAGCGGATACTGGAAAACGCCAGAACCGCACGCAGCCGTGCGCGTCATGGTGTCGGTGATGCCCCACCAGCCTTCAGCGTAATTGTAATAGACAGCACGGTCAGGAACCGTCGAACCCTGCGACGGATACCAGAACCACGCTTCTGGGAAGATGTTGTTCTCAGAGCCGTGCGTCCACAGCGAGCCGACCTGCGGATCGACGTCATCGAAGACGTAGGAGCCGACATCGCACGGCAGCGGGCGAACCGTTCCGCCGTCATATAGGAAGAAGCTCTCACGGCCCATCCAGACGCACCGGCCAGAAAAGGTCGCAAACGCGCGCGGGGCGATTAGGCCGCAGCCGAAGCCAATGCGCTCGATCTGATAGATGTACGGCAAGCCGATGTAGCGCATCAGCCACGCCTCGTCCTCCGTCCAGATCAGCGTGCCTTCGCGCACCGGGGCGCACATGGTGATCTTGTTCTGCGTATCGAGATCAAGATATCCAGCCGTGTTCGCCGGGTCAGCGAAGTCCCAGTCCGTATAGTCTTCACGCGACGACCAAGCCACGCGACGTGTATTGCCTCCAGCGCCGATCAGAACAGCGTGCCGCTCAGGCGTAACGATGACGCCACGGTTGCTAGTTGGGCATTGATCCGCCGTAGGAACCGCTGCAAGTCCACCGGTTCCTGTGGTGTTTGTTCCGCTATTCGCATACGTAAACGTCGTATCGCTTGGAACGCTGGTGATCGTATAGGTTCCGTTCAACCCAGTAACACTGTTGCCTGAAATGACGATCTGATTGCCATTGGTGAACCCGTGATGGTTCACCGTTGTCACTGTCGCCACGTTAGACGCGCGCACAATGTTGACGATTGTGCTGCGACCAACTTCTTCGGCATAGGTTTCGTTGTGGTTCCAGTGCAGCAGGCGACCGTCTGACGAAGCCACTGCAAGGATGTCACCGCCCCAGTTGTCGATAGTCCAAGAGAACGTCGGCAGGAAGCTCTGTGTTGGACTGCGCGGATACGTCGGATCGGTGTCTAAACCATAGTATGTGTCGCCGTAGTCGCCGGTTCCAAACGCTCCATAGACACCAACATCTGCGCCTGAGAAACTTGGAGGCGTAATGTCCGTGTATGTTGAGCCATTCAAAACATACAATTTGTCTTCGCATCCGACAGCGCAATATGTTGCATTGTCTGAACCGGCCCACGGAAATAGACAGCGGATCGTGCTGTCCAGCGGCGTGTTGGTGATGCGCTGCCAGCCGCCAACCGGCAGCAGTTTGCCAGCACGCCAGCGGATTAGGTTGCCGTCCCAGTAGCGGCCCTTGACCTGCAACGGCGTTGCCGCCTTGACGATCCCCGGCGGAATGTTCACTGGCGCAAGAGGCATTACTTCTTACCTTCGCAGAAGCCCTCGCGGCGGGCGTTGTTGATCTTCACTTCTGTGATCGTCTGCGGCGTATCCTTCGACGACCAAGATATGTCACGCCAAACAGCACAGGCGCTGTCAGTCCCTCCGATGGCCGTCGTCTTGAAGCAGCCGGTCAGGAGAAACAGCGGCAGCGTCGCCAGCAGCAATCGCGTCTTGGGTGCGTTTGAGAGCATCTGATGTCGCCTGCGCTTTGACTTCGTTGATGGCGTCGGACCGGATTTTAACATAGACCCCGCCCAAAGCCACGATCACAAGACCGCCAATCAAGATATAGCGGCCCAATGGGGAGAACAGCAACCCGATCATGCGGCCTCCTCGTCCAGTCTTTGCTTGCGGAAATACCAAACGGCTCCAGCCGCGATGATAATCACCACAAGGATCAGGACAGTCGGGTTCATGGCTCCAAGGATGTCGCCGCCTTCCTTGACCAGCGGGATCACTTCCTGAGCGACAGCAATCGTGCCAAGGCCACCAGCCGCCACCGCAGCGTTGGCTTCCTTGGACTGCGTGATCGACTTCGACGCCTTCGGCTGCTCAGGCGTCAGGCGAGCCTCCAGAATGTCCACAGGCTGTTCAGTATCCACGCCACGCCATAGTTTAGCCTCTGCGCGACGGCGACGCACAAGCCCGGAAATCTCCTTACCTCCTGCCTTCGTCCACTTCATAAGCTCGGCAGGAACGGCGTCGAACTTGCCCTCGTTGACCCGCTTCAGCAGCGTGGACTTCTTCAGGGCGCCGAGGCCGCAGTTGAAGGCGAAGCTCACCAGCACGTCGAACTGGTTCTGGCTGACATCAACTTCCAGCATCCGCTCGACGCCAAGCTCAAAGGCAGCCAGATCACGGGCGAGGATGGCCGCGCTTTCGTTGGCGGTGATCGTCATGCCTTCGCAGACAGCAGGTTCGCCAGCCGCAGACGTGTGGCCGACGCCAATCGTCCAGACGCCAGCGCTGCACTTGTACGCCTTCAGCCGTTCGCCCTCGAACTCGCGGATGTGTCGGATGCCTGCGCCTGATGTTTTCATGGTTCACCCACTTAACAAGATTGCCAATCCAAACAGGGAAGCCACAAGGAACGCGGCGACTAAGGCGACTGCGCCCAGCATCGCAAGGTCTTCCTTCATCTGCTGCGCGTCACGTTTGCGCTGCTCCTCCAGAAAACGTTGTTCCTTGCGGACCCTGATAATCTCCCGCTGCACCTCGTCCCAGCCTTTCAGGCCGTACTTGGCGACAAACTCATTCTTGACCTGCTCTGCCCATTCTTCCGCCTGCTTGCGCTTCTGAATGATGTCGAAGGCGATTTCTTCAGGCGTCTGCTTGCTGAACAGTTTAGGCTTTGGCGGATCAGCCGCTGCCTGCGTTAACTTGGCGACGGAGCCATACAGCTTCGCCACGTCGCCGGTCATCGCCTGGATGTCTTTTCCAAACTTGATGCCCTGCTGGATCGCAGAGAAGGCTGTCTTTGCCGCCCCGAAAACCAGAGCAATCGTGGCGGGGTCCATAGTTCACCTTGCCATCTCGCGGGTCGTCTGCGTGATCCGAGACTTGACGGCCACTATATCACGCGGCTCAGTTTTGAAGCCAACGGCGAGATAGCCAACCATGCTTCCTGCTTCTGGCGGGACAGAGCCCCGGCAGGCGTAGGTGACGCCACGGGACAGAAGCCAGTCGCCAGCGTCAGATGACGCCTCAAACTTCTCGCACAGCACCTCGCCGTTCAGCATGGCGATAGCCGCCCGGTTGCGGGCCGGGGAGCCAGAGAAGAAGGCTCCCTTCTTGCCCTCCAGCGGCGCAAACCTGCCGTCAGCAGACTGGGCGATGCGGGTGATCCTCGCGTTCTTCGCCAGATCAACCTGGTGGATGATGACAGTCTCTGCGCGCAGATCGCGGATCAGGTCGCGGCCCAAAGAAGCAAGCCGCTCGTCGGCCAGAAGTTCTGGCATCGTCTCGCGAGTTGTGAGCGAAGTGACCAGCTTATCTTGGTGCGAATAGATGAGATAGCCGATCAAACCGAGAACGGCGAGCAGGATGACGCTGAACAGTTTGAACGGACCATCAATCCATTTGACCAGATCGAGAGCCTTGTCGAGCGGTCCACCAGATGGCTTTAGAGGCGGCGGCGGGTTGTCTATCTCAGCCTTGATCTTGATGATCTTCGTGCGGATTTCTTCCGTCTTACGCGGGCGGCGTTTAGCCACCGGCTTCTTTTGAGCCGCCCGCGCCATCTATTTCTTGAGCCACTTCTGCACGGTGTCCGTCTCGTAAATGCGGATGCCGGTCCAAACGATAGTGAATAACGCTGCGATAGATGGAAGCACGCCAGTCAAAGTCCCTACTACTGTGACAACAGATGCGGCGTCAGCGATATGCTTCACAGTATCGTCAACGTGCGGGGCCATCACACAACCTCAATCCAAGACAGCGTTGGCTCGTCCCAGCGATAACGCTTTCCATCGTTGGGATATGGAACTGGAGCTGCCCACTGGCAGGTTTCGTCCACCAGCGTCCAAGACGCATACGGACGAGGCGGGACAAATGCATCACGAGCGACGTCGTATGAGTAGCCGATGCCAGCGTAGTTCTTGCGGATGTTTCCGTTGTAGCTGGTCTGTTTCCAGCGGCTATCTGCACCGAAAAGCGATTGGCAGAAGGCGATGCCCTTGGCTTCGCTCTCAGCGCCATTCTCATCAAGCAGTTCGTTGTTGTGGACGACGATCACCTGAATGACCGTGTTGTTGATGTCCAGTTGCGCGAAATGAGCCATTTGTCTTCCTCAGAAGGTGATCGAGCCGGAGCCAGTCCACTGGTAAATGCGATAACCGCCGCTGACGGTATATGTAGGGGATCCGGTTGTTGACGACGCTGCATCATAGGAACTCGGATAGCGGATAATTACAACGCCAGAACCACCGTTCCCTCCGTAAGCCGGATCGCCGCCGCCGCCACCACCACCGCCGCCGCCTCTATTTGAAATAGCGTTAGTCCCGTTCAATGAAGAAGACGTTCCGCCATTGCCTCCGATACCAGACCCTGAGCCGGACGGGGCATCGTATGCACCACCGT